GTGTTGAGTAGTGGCAGCGGGAACGAGGCCCCCCCAAAAGGCCGCCGTTGCCACTCCACAACGGCGGCTTTCCAAAAACAGCAAAACCAAAACCAAGACCATGTTCAAAGAACCCTGCCAAGTCATAGCAATCCACAGCCGCCCCTTATTTTTTTGCGGCTTATGGTTCATTACCGTCAGACTAAAAAATGAATACGGCTGGAAATTCGACCGCAAAGCCATGTTTGAAAGCAAAAAAGCAGCTGAAAGCCTAAAAATCGGAGACTACATCATCCCATGACCAGTCGCAAAATTGAAAACCTCATAAAAATCGGCACAGTTTCACAAACCGACCCTGTTGCCAACAGAATCCGCGCACAACACGGCGGTCTCATTACAGACTGGTTGCCATACTTTGTTCCTGCAGCGGGTGGCGTATCAATTTGGCGTTTACCTTCCATCGGCGAAGGTTGCATCATACTTTCTCCCAGCGGAGAACCCGAAAACGGAATTATTATTTGCGGCTTCTCAACCTCCCAACATCCTGCCCCATCCCAAAACCCAGACGAAACCATCATCCTCATGCCTGATGGAGCAGAGTTTAAATACAACCACGCAAAAAGCCATCTACAAATCGAAGGCATCAAAACTGCCGATATTACCGTCAAAGAAAAAGCCACCGTACACACCAAACACCTGACTATCGACAGTCCCGAGACAGACATCAAAGGCAAGCTAAACGTTACCGGACTACTTACATATCAGGGCGGCATGGCAGGAAGTGGTGGCAAAGGTGGAGCGGCAGCAGTTATCAAAGGCACAATACGCCAAGAATCAGGCAGCATCATCAGTAACGGGGTCAACCTAACCACCCACACCCACCAGGGCGACAGCGGCGGCACAACAGGACAGCCTAGATGACCAACGACCAAACAGGACGCGGCATCGGCTTAAAAGAACACATAGCCCAATCCATAAAGAACATACTCTTCACTCGCATCGGTAGCCGCCTCATGCGAGAAGACTACGGTAGCCTTCTGCCAGAGCTGATAGATATGCCGATGACCCAGACCGTTATAGCACTCTGCCATCAGGCTGCCGTCACTGCCATAGCGGCATGGGAGCCGCGCATTACCGTGCGCAGCATACACTTTGACCCGACCGCCGCCGCCAACGGACAACTAGCCATTACCATAGTCACAACCCTGACCGACGGCACAGAACAAACATTCCAAATCCAATAACGCAGAAACATGGCAGAAATTGACCTAACCCGCCTACCAGCCCCCAAAGTCATCGAAGAACTCGACTTTGAGACCATATTTGAGCGCAAAAAAGCGAACCTCATCGCCCTCGTCCCGGCTGGCATACGTCCAACCATTGCAGCCACCTTGAAACTCGAATCAGAGCCACTGACCATCGACCTTCAACAACAGGCATATCAAGAAATCATCCTGCGTCAACGCATAAACCAAGCAGCTGCAGCAACACTTTTAGCCTTCGCACAAGGAAGCGATCTTGACCACCTTGCCGCAGCCAAAGGCATAGAGCGGAAAACCATCATCGCTGCCGATCCAACCACCAATCCCCCCACAGAAGCCGTTTACGAAACCGACGATGACCTCCGCCGGCGCGTCCAGTTATATCCAGAGAAACTCGCAGCGGCAGGGCCTCGTGCAGCATACGAAGCCCATGCCCTTGATGCCGCCCCCGATATTACTGATGCCCGCGCCGTCAGAGTATCTCCAGGAACAGTCGCTGTTTATATCCAAACATCCAGCAACCAAGGCATACCTAGTGGCCGTACCCTTGAAACCGTCAATGCCTATCTTAGCGACGAGATCCGACGCCCACTCTGCGATACCGTAACCGTCCACGCCGGCACCCCGAAAGAAATACGCATATCCGCCCGTATTACCTATGAAGACGGCCCAGACAAAGAAATCGTCAAAGCCCGCCAGCTTCAAGACCTCAATCAAATGCTAGAGCAACATAAAAGACTCGGCGCACAAATTGCCTTGTCAAAAATCATTGGCGCACTTGATACAGATGGCGTCAAAAAAGTAGAGCTGATAGAGCCAAGACAAGACATCCTGTGTACAGACGGCGAATTTATAAAAATTACAGAAACCATTCTGACAGAAGCCTAAGCCATGCCGACAGTCATCCCAACCAACAACACCGACCTCCTGCAAGCCCTTGCACGCCTGACATCGCAAGAACTGGCAACTGTCTTCGACCTCGCAGTCATTACCAAAAGCCGCATTCCCGACAGTTGCCCTCCAGAATTCATACCATGGCTTGCATGGGAACGCTCCATAGGCAGTGACGAAGGCTGGAATATTACCGACACCGAAATCGCACGCCGAAAACTGATAGAAAACTATATTCAAAAGCATCAGCACAAAGGGACACCATCCGTCATCAGGCGCCTTTTCCGTGACCTAGGGTACGGAGAAATACAAATCATCGAAAATACCGCCAATCTTTACTGGAACGGAAACGCCGTCTTTGACGGCACACACCTATTCGGAGGCAGCAATGGAGAATGGGCGAAATACAGCATTAAATTAAGCCGCCCGGTTACCAATAATGAAGCCCAAAAGCTTCGAGAATGGTTGGAACGAATTGTCCCTCTCCGTTGCGAACTGCACAGCCTCGACTACCGAGACCACTCTATCTATTGGAACGGAGAAATCACATTCGACGGTAGTTACAACTTCGGCATAGCCTGACCCTAAAGGATAAAAAATGGCCAACGCAAAAGAACTCAACCAATACACCCAAAACGTCCGCCTCATCGAACCAGGCGACCGCGTTATAGGCGGCACTGATGCCCCAATCAATCAACCCCTGCAAGCGCTAGCTAACCGCACCTTATACCTTAAAACCCAAGTCGAATCCAAGATTGGCAATAAAGGTACGCAAGTTATAGAAGGCCAGCTCAACATTCAAACCAACGCATGGGAAAAAATCCGTTTTACCAATAGCGACGGCAGCTACTGGCGTTTTGAGACCGCCTCCGTATCTACAGGAGAAAACGGCGCACGCTTCAATTATGTTTTTACATCGGGAGGTCGAGAAATCGGGCGCGTACAATTCCCGCGCGTATCCGGATCGGAAAGCGTCGCCTATCAAAGTTGGGTCGAAGCCAATGCCGCCCGACTTGCTACTGACAAAATGAATGTCGCCACCACCAACTACTATGCAGACCAGTCCGGAGGCTATACCAAAAGTGGATTTTACCGATCCAATGCCCGTCAGCTTGACGGAAATACCCTGCCAACAATGGAAATCCACATTGCCCATCCGGAAGTAGTGAACGGCGCACACGCCCGCGGTATCGGTTTCTCATACGGCTCGTCGTCCAATCCGTTTCAGCTCGTTACCTCTGCTTGGGATGCCAACGGTCGTTATATCGGCATGAGAACCGTCTTGACCGAAGAAAACGGCGTCATGCTATCAAATGACCAAACCGTCGGCGGTGTCAAAACCTTTACATCAAAAGCCGTATTTAATGCGGGACTGTCCGTATCCGGCAATGGAAAATCTGCCGATATCCATACCGGTCCCAAAGATATTTATTTGCGTAATTCCAAGAGCAGCAAATATCTGCAACTTAAAGACGACGGTACATTGACATACAGTGATGTCAAAATCGCCCTTATGTCCGACAAATCAGATGCCGTCAATCTGGACAGTACCGACAATCTTGCCACATCCAAAGCCGTCAAAACCGCCTACGACAACAGTATCCGACGCGGAGGCGCAGTAGGTTTGGGCGGGCAGAATCATCAAATTGCCATCGGTTGGGACACGCCCGGACTGATTGCGCGTGTCGATAACAACGTGATGAATGTAGGCGTCCCCGTTGGTGCCGTCGCCTACTTTGCCCAAGATGTCCCACCATTTGGATGGTTAAAAGCAAACGGCGCGGCAGTATCCCGTACCGTCTATGCCAACCTGTTCGCCGCCATCGGCGAACGTTACGGCCGTGGTGACGGACGCACCACTTTCAACTTGCCCGACTTGCGCGGCGAATTTATCCGATCATGGGATGACGGCAGAGAAATTGATAGAAATCGTGTCTTAGGCTCATGGCAGGCGGATGAGTTCCGCAGCCACAGCCACGGCATCGGCGTCAACCGCATGTCCGACACCGACAGGGGTAGCAATCCGTCAACCGTATCGGTTGACACTGTCGGCCAAACCGACCCGGCTGGCGGCATTGAAACCCGTCCTAGAAATATCGCCCTGCTGGCATGCATCAAGGCATAAGCCGCCTTAAACTGTTTAGAAAGGTAAAAAAATGACCCAAAACATCCAATGGACAAAACCCGTTTGCCAACTTGATGCCGACCATCTCTACATCGGCCAAACCACAGCCGATCTGGACATCATGGCACGCGACGGCAGCTATCTGATTCCCGCCGGTTGCATCGACACCGACCCGCCTCAAATCAGCGCAGGCAAAGCCGCCCGCTGGAACGGCGAAGGCTGGGACTTCATCGAAGACCATCGCGGCAAAACTGCCTACCGAAAAACTGATCGCACAGCCGTTATCATCGACCAAATCGGCAGCCTTTCAGACGACCTGACATTTTTAAAACCTTCCTCACAGTTTGACGAATGGGATGGAGAAAAATGGATGGAAAACCAAGACAAAAAAGCACAAATTGAAGCCGAATTTCTAAACGCGTCCAAGGCTGCTTTAATCCGCGCCATCAACCGTCAAGCCCAAACCATTGTTGCCCAAAAATCAGGCATGGACGACCTCCCTGCCTTTGAAGTGCAGAGCTGGCCTATCCAGGCCGCTGAAGCCAGCGCATGGTCGGTAGATAAAAGCGCGGCCACGCCCGTTTTAGATCAAATTGCCCAATCGCGCGGAATAGATGCAGACAAACTCAAAGCCGCCGCCCTGCGCAAAACCGTTGCCTATGAGTCCCTCTGCGCTACCGTTGCAGGCAAACGCCAAGCCATCGAGAAACAAATCGAAGCCGCCCAAAACTTAGACGAACTCAACGTCATCAACACCGAAATCAATATCTGATTTACAAGGCCGCCTGAAAATGAAATCAAACATCAAAGCCTACTTCAAGAATCTTGCCATTGCTGCCGACCAAACAATTAATGCCGTATTTGGCGGCTACCCGGACGAGACCCTGTCCAGCCGCCTCTACCGCAAAGATGTCGAAGCAAACAAAAGTCACTGGACAGCCATCCGAAAAGCAGTTGACGCACTATTTTTCTGGCAGAAGAGCCACTGTCGAGCCGCCTATCTTCGCGAAAAACAAAAAGCCCACTTCCCTGAAAGTCTCAAATGACCATCCAGACAAAAAACCTGACCTTATACAAAGGCGATACCCGTATTTTCAGAATCGGCTTTGACGGTGGAGGCCTGCCATTCGAGCCTAAATCCGCGCAATGGGCAATGACTGTCCGCGGGCAGACAGGCGAAGAGCTACGCCCCCAAATCAGTGTCAGCGGGCAAGAAATTATTATTACTTTCCCCGCCCACTTGACTCAAAACACCGCATGGACATTAGGCCAATACGACCTACGCGCCGTTTTCGGGGGAATCGTCTGTACCGTCCTGCGCGGAGAAATCTACATTGCTCCCTCCATTACCAACGTCAGCGGCATTATCGGCGAGAGTACCGAACCCGTCCGCGTCAGCATCATGGAGCAGGGGCTAGTCGTCGTATCCCCTGCCGAAAGCACACCAACCGCCGGCGTATCTCCTGAAAAAATACGGGAAATCGTAAAAGAGGTCATTAAAGAAACACAAAACGGCAACGGCACGGAACACATACCGTCAACTAGACCTGAACAACCGGTTGCCCCTACTCCGAATCCAGCTGCATCCACTGACCTGACCGACGAAACACTGGCAGAAGTGTATAAAAAATTAGGAAATAAACAATGACATCAAAATTAGATCAAGCCGTACTGGCAATTACCGATGCAGTAGTGGCGGCAAAAGAAGAATCCGCAAAAGCCAAAAAACTTGCAGAAAATCCAAACGTGACCGCCTCTCTTGACGAAGAAGGCCGTCTGAAACTAAACGACAATACGTCCGACATCCACCTCATTACACCTGCCAAGGTATCAGAAGCGGTAGGCAATGCCTTTGCCGATGTCAAAACACCATCGCTGATTATTACCGAACAGGCCAAGTTCGAGGGCGAACAAATCCAAGCTGCTGCCAAGATTGCCATTGAAAAAGGCAAGTTCTATATCGAGGACGCCTTGACGCCCGAACTGCGCAAAAAAGTTTACGACGGTTGGTACAAAAACAATCCTTCCAAAGAAGACGCATTGAATATCGTCCGTCTGATTCAGGCATGGTACGACCGTCTACCGTCTAACGTCTTTATTTCTTCGCGCGGCGGCTTTTTTCCGGTAACGAAGAATACAGGTTACAAACCCGAATACTACGGCGCGGACGGACGGCAAATTTCCGTCGGCGGCATGAAGCTGACGGTCAACGGCCAACAGCCCTGCATTACCTTTCATCATTCCGTTTTTAATGTGTACGACTTCTCGTTGGCAGAGTTTTGCGTGGAAGAAATGGGGCAGGACGTGTTCCACTTGTGCGGCAAATCCGAGGGCAACACCATTCTGCACGGCGGCAAAATTACCACCCGTGCCTATAAAGACTATGGCTACACATCGGGCATGGCCGACCCTGACAAACGCTGGATTCCGCATATCGACGGCTGGACGCGCGAAAAACCGCACATCGGCACGGGTATGGCGCTGAAAGGTACGGCGGAGGCAGGTTTCAATACCACCACACTGTCCCACGATGTTGCCCGTTACATGAACAATTCGGCTGATACATCAGGCGTACAACAACCTGAAGGATATACACGCGAAAAAATCCGCCAACTGCACATTGACGAATCGAGCCAACGCTACCGCAGCGTCGGCGGCTACTGGAATTCAGACGGCCTGTCGCAATTCCCGCAAGATGACGGCACGGTTGCGCCCACATTCGGCCTCTGGCGCGGTGGTCAGGTATGGAGTCGCGGTTACGGTTGGCGACTGTTCGACTGCAGAGGCACAGAAATCCGCTACTTCGACGTACGGGGATTCACTGGCGGCGCAGTAATTGCAGGTTTACATGGTTCTCCGTCCGGAGAGGATGTAGGCGCCGGCGAAGTCGCCAAGGCCTACGAAAAAGGCATGGTTGCCGTCAACACTCGCATCACGGGCGGATACTTTAACCACAACTATACCTGCGGTGTGGAAGCAGTCCGCGTATCAGGCTACGAACTTTGCGGCATCTTCGCACCTGATTCTGTAGTCGGACACCCCGATGCGCATCTAGAACATGTGCGTGGCTGGAATAATTCCACCGTCAGCCTCGATCCGGGTTATCAGCAATGCACATCCCGATACCTGCCAATGGACAACCTATTCATCCACGACAACGTGTTCGGTTTTGGCAAGCGCAAGGTAATGGATATTCATACCGGCAACAACGTCAAAATCGTAAACAACAGTGGCCGTGCCATGTACTACGGCATTTCCACCGTGATCGAAGAAGTATTTGCCGCGACGGACGGACGCGCCTCCAAAATTGCAGACCCGTACAGTTTCTATTACCAAGACAGCAATATCGAAATTACCGGGAATACCATTGTCAGCGGCAATATCGGCATTCATCCGATTAATGGTGCATTGGGAGTGCTTTCCCGCCGCAATCAGAAGAAATGGTGGCTGCGTTGCCGTCAACTAATTAACGACAATACGGTCTATGCCCCGCGCGGTTTGCAATGCAACTACGGGCATAACCACTTTTTGATTGAACGCAACCAGTTTACGTTTGCCCTGCCGTTCGGCGATTTTTACGGCATGCGCTACGTTTCAGGATTTGCTGTTACCAATGGTGGCAGCGGCTATACCACCGCCCCTAAAGTCATCATCACAGGAGGCGGTGCGGAAGCCTTCGGCGCAGAAGGCGAAGCAGTAGTGAAAGACGGTAAAGTTACCGAAATCAAGCTGCGCCGCATCGGCAGCCGCTACGACACACCGCCAACCGTAACCCTCGAAGGAGGCGGTGGTACGGGTGCGACGGCTACCGCAACCGTCAACACATCGACATACGGCATGAGCGTGGGCGCAGAAGCGCGTTACGGCACAATGTTGGCTGCACAAATCCGCGGGAACTACATTCAAAACTCACCCGACGGCAACTTCATGCGCCAGATGATAATCGGCAAGTTGCGCGGCTCGTCCATTGTCGGCAATCACTGCGATATTACCCCGTACAAGAACGCCGAGCAGGGAAAAACCGAAGTGGGACAACCCTATACAGTTGACACAGTTAAATACCGAAACGGCCTACTAAGTGCAGGTTTCTACCCTATCGGCGAATTAGACAACTGTACCGTTGCCGAAAATTACATGCACAACCAACTGACCGATACAGTAGAAGTATGGACAGGTGCGCGTAACCACAAAAATACACAGACTACTGACTATGCCGCCACCCTGATGCAGGCGAAGCTGACAGATTTAGAGGCCGAAATCACTAAACTCAAAGCATCGACAGCAGGCAAAGCGTCAGAGACAGTCACACAGCCGACACCAGAAACGGTAGTACCAAAAGCTGATTCAGCAACACCTAAAGAAGAACCTGAACGGCCGGCACCCACTAATGAACAGCCTGCACCTGCCGCCCCAGAAACATATATTAAATTCACATTTAACGGCCTCGAATCCAGCTCCACCGAAGCCGTTGGCAGCAATAGTGAGGCTCGTCTGAAGAGCATCATCAATGCACTACGTGCAGGAGAGCCGGAAGGATGGGTAGGTGCATTTGGAGAAGAAGGCAACATCCGTTACATGAAGGCACAGGCAGGCGAAAACGGTAGAGGCCACCGCTATATCGAAAGTAGCGGAGTTAGTGCCGCAACCGGTACTCCGACCACAGTTATTATGCCGTTCAAACTTGAAAAAGGAGGCACACCAGGGGCAGCGTTTATCCTGCTGCCGATGACGGGCGAAAGTTCTGCCGTTGGCGGCGTAACCGCTACTCATGGCGAAAACGGTTTTACCCTACGCATGCCGGAAAATGCCACAGTGGATGGCAAAGTCAACCGAGCAGGCAATACCTATTCCTACGGTGAATGGCATATAGCCGTTGTACCTTGGAATACCGCTTTCGACAAAATCCGTATCGGTACCAGCCACGTTGCCAATACAGGCCGTACAGTTCGAATCAGGGCAGGGTTTGAAATCGTACAAGGAGATGTGTCCAAAGCCGCCGACAAAGGCACGGCATTGATGACAGGATTTGGCATCGCCGCCGCTTAAGACAAACAAAGGGGACCCGCCCTACACCACAGACACGCCGACAACACCCACCACACAACCCCCACC